GGAGCGGATGGACGCTCCTTATGGGCGCGACTCCTTCGGCCGCGCCCTTCCGAAACCAACATTCTGACGAAAGGAAAGCCAATGGCTCGTCAATCTACCACACCAGTGCCGTTTGAAGGCTCGATGCGCCCCGATAATGAAGTCATCATGACTTCGGGGCGTGCGGGGGTTGTAGTCCCACTGGGCTACATCCCCCTTCTGCCCGGCGAAAGCATGTCGGGCCGTGTCGGAATCGACATCAAGCTTGCCGAGATGCCGCGCCCGGTGCTCAATGCGGTTGTTGTGAATGTGCAAGCGTGGGCGGTGCCCAAGGGGGCTATGCCGCAGTTTCCCGGTCGGGATGAGCTCAATCACGCCATGACCGGGGAGCCGATTAAGTCGCTTGGTGCGGCGGATCGTGCTCCTCCGTCGTTCTATACGGTTCTGTCCGGCGCGCCCGTGGTGACTGCGGCAGGCTCTGACCTGTTCAAGACCTTTGGTCTGCATGTCCCCGCGGGCGCGGAGATCAACAGTGATCTGATCGACGCGTTTTCGCTGATCTACAACTTCCGCCTCGCCGCGCATTCGTCGCGGCTTGGTCGGCGGAAGTATGCGTCGGAAGATATCGTCCAGGCTACCTCCCTGCCTCCTGCTTTCTGGCCTTCGGGCCGCTTTGCGCATGTCGTCCCCGACTATGAGCAGGCGCTGGTTCAGGGTTCTCTTGATCTGGACGTCCTGGCGGGGACGCTTTCTCTGACCGGCGCTGTGCCGGTTATGGGTCTTGGCGCTTCGGGTGATCCCGGCGCGCCGACCACGGGCACGATCCGGCAAGCGGACGGGACCACTGAGACCACTGACTACGTGGGTTCGGGGAACCTGCGCTATAAGGTCGCCAATCCGGGCACTCCTGCCACGCGGCGCCCCGATATCAACGCCAAGCTTGACGGCGCGGCGGTGTCCATGGCTGGCGGTTTCTTCGCTGTCACCCTGAACGATATCGACAAGGGGCGGATCGCGCAGGCATATGCCAAGCTTCACGCCGCCTATGCCGGAAACGACGCCACTGGCTTCGACAATGACGACACGCTTGTCGCTTTGCTCATGCAAGGCATTGATCCCGGCCCGGATAGCTATAAGCGCCCGTGGCTCTTGGATAGCGCGCGTGTCCCGGTGGGCTTCGGGGAGCGGTTTGCGACTGATGCCGCCAACCTTGACGCCAGTGTGACGACTGGTCGGGCGCAAGCCACGTTGTCTCTCAACGTGCCCGTGATGCCTGCCGGGGGCTGCGTGATCTACACTGTCGAGTTGCTGCCTGAGCGCCTTGACGAAAGGATGTCGGATGAATGGGTGCTATGCACTGAATTCAACGACCTGCCCAACCCGCTCCGCGATATCCAGCGGACGCTTCCTGTCGATCTCGTCGTGAACCGGCGTATTGATGCGAAGCATACAACGCCGGACGGCCTCTACGGCTATGAGCCGATGAATTACAAATGGAAGCGGGATTTTACCCGCCTCGGCGGTATCTTCTACGAAGGCACTCCCGGCGCGGTGATCACCGAAAGCCGCATGGGGCTGTGGCAGACCGACATCGTCAACCCTGACTTTGAAGGAACCCACCATCTCGCCCCTGTGCCATTCCCTCATGATGTGTTCGCCGACACGCTGGCTCCGGCCTTCGAAGTGGTCGCGCGGCACATCTGCACTGTGGTCGGAAACGTCCAGTTCGGCGACGTGCTGACGGAAGCCAATGACGACTATGCGGCCGTCGAGGAAAGCGGGGTGTAATGCCCCGTTTCACACAACAGCAGTTCGCTAGTGAGTTGACGCGGCTCGTTAAGCGGACAGAGAACAACCTCCCTCGTGAGGTTGTCTTCAAAACTCTTTCAGCAATGGCCCTGCGCTTTGCGTTTCGGCACTCAGAAGGAACAGCAGAAGATGAAATTCAATCCTCTTGAATGGAGCCAAGTCGATGGCAAAACGTTCCAAGCCCCCCCGGGCCTCCTGCAACTGCGGGGGGCATCGCTCTTCGGCGTCGTTGTCGAAAGCCACGGCGTCGAAGCGGCCTACGCTTTCGCGTCGGAGCACAGGCTCACGCTCCCCGATGCCGCGAAAGTCACGCTGATCGCGGTGGACGGCTTCGCCGTCTATCGCAAGGATCGGCCTTCGCGCGTCTACCGCATGACGGGCGAGAAGTTCACCAACATCGACCGTTTGCCGCAGGAGAGCGGCGCGGTCGCTGAGGTTACCAAGGCTGTGCGCCTCATGAAGCTGGAAGAGCGCGCTATGATCCGCCGTATCCGTGAGGAAGCGGCGGCGTCTAAGGCGGCGATCGCAGCCGCCAGGGCAAAAGCGAAAGCGGTGGTCGAAGACCCTGTGCCGGATCCTGAGCCTGAGCCGGAGGCGGAAGAATGAAGCCCGGCCAGCGTTTGACGCGCTGGTGGCAGGAGTATGTTCTGGGGCGTCTGCGGACGCCCCAAGCCCTCTTTGCCGCTTCGCGCGCGGAAGACCCTGACAAGGTCGAAGACCGCTTTACGCAAACGGCTGCGGATAACAAGGAGTGGGACACGCCCAAGCGCCTTCGCGCGGAGGCGTTCCTGACGTACTCGGGTTATGCCGAGCAGCAACAGCGGGCGGACTGGCAACAGTGCGACCCGCGTATGCGGCTTCTTGCCGCTAAGGTCGTGCTGCGGGCGCATGCCCTCGGCATTCCTCTCTACGTGCATTCGGCTTACAGGACGAAAGCGGAGCAAGACGCCCTCGTTTCGCGGGGCGTCAGCAAATCCCCCTACCCGCGCTCTGCGCACAACATCGGCGAAGCCTTCGACCTCGTCCATGGCATCTATCACTGGGATCTGACGGTAAGGGAATGGTCCTATATCCAATGGCTCGTCCAGGACGAATTGCGCAAGCTTAACGCGAAGCTGCCGAAGGCGCAGAAGCTGCTCCTCAATTGGGGCGGCAATGATGGGACCCCTGCGGATAAGTTCCGCTGGGACCCTGCGCACTGGGAAGTCCTCGATTATCGGAATCGCATTCGAAAACTGAAGGATGCGGCTCCGGTCCACATGTCGCCTGCGGTGACTGTGTCCCGCTTCGGCTAGCCATTCGGCGCTTGAGGAAAGGAACCTCCCGCTTTGGCGGGGGCTTCCGTGCGCGCGCGCGTGTTGCTCTGCAAACACGCGCGCGCGCCCCGTACCTCCTTGATGAATATACCCTTTTAGTGACACCGCCGAACGACAGGGGCCGAAAATGTGCAAAACTCCAAACTATGTCTGGGTTAAACGCGGCCCGGAATATGTTCAGGTCCCCGCCCCGTGCGATGACTGTTGGTATTGCCGGGAAAATTACGTGTCGGATTGGGTCGGGCGCTGCCTCTGCGAGGCTGCTGTCAGCGAAGTCAGCGTTACGCTCTCACTGACCTATGCCGACCCTAAGAACCATCTGGACCTGTCCCATAGGGTGGTCAACCCGTGGCATTTCCAGCTTTTTATGAAGCGGCTGCGGAAGGCGGGTCACAAAGTTAGGTATCTGGTCGCTGGGGAGTATGGCGATCTTCGGGGCCGGGCGCATTTCCATGCGATCCTGTTCTTCAAGCGGCTGAAAGACGCGGGGAAGCCTGCCCCCTATCTGATGGATCGGGCGGCATTCAAGGCTGACCCCTCTATCGCCCAACCTCTCTCACGCCAGATGCCGCAAAAGGATATGTGCCATATCCGTGAGTGGCCTTACGGCCACGTTGAAGCGGACTGGTCGGCTTCGGAGAAGTCAGTTCGCTACTGTTGCGAATACCTGCGCCATGACGACAAGAAGTCGGCGTGGTTTAGCATGTCCAAGAAGCCCCCTTTGGGCTTCGAATGGTTCGCACAAAAAGCCGCTCGCAACGTCGAGTTAGGCGTCTTGCCTTCCTCCTTTGAATACATGCCCCCCGGTGGAAAGCCGGGGAAGGTCTATCTCATGACCGGGGCTACGCGGCGCGACTATTTGAACATGATCACAAAGGATCGTGACCTGCGTCCGCGCATGTCAAAGTGGATTAAGGCTACCTTCGACAAGCTGGAACGCCGCGAGTTTATCGATAGCGCCGAGTTTCCAGCGATGACGGAGATCCCCCAGGGCGACGCCGCCCTTACGCCCTTGGGCGAGTTGATGCTTGAGCGCCGTCATGCTAGTATCGCCCGGTCAGCGTATCTTTCAGAGACGTTGGCGGGCTGGCTGCGAGAGGCAGCACTGTGGGGGTTTGACGATGTCGAAGAATTCCAAGCGTTCGTCGAGGCCGGAGGCCGTGAGAACCATCCCGAGTATTTCCGGGGTGGGTCGCAACACGTTCAGGGTGTCGAGGGCCATTCGCGAGATTCCGTCGATGCGCGGCCCGTTGCGCGAAGCGCCAAGAGACCTCCCGACCGTTACGACCGCCAAGGAAAGCCCCTTTGGGGTCCAGAGGGCCGGGAATATCTCGGAGCCGCCTTCGCGCGACGGGAGGCCGGAGCCGAAGGCGGAGAGCCTGACGCTGAGGAATGAGGATACCTGCAAGGCCCGTCCCAAGTCTTCGCGGGGCGCGGGCGGTTCGCGCCCCTTCGTGCCGTGGTGCCGCAAATGATTTGGTGGCTGGTTAAGGTCTATTTCAAGTTCCTTGCGGGCCTTTGCGGGTTCTTTCTTATTCTCGCGGCGGCGCTGAATTTTTCCTCCTAGGGTGCTAAGGGCCCGAATGCCCTTGTGGCGTTCGGGTTCTTGGCTCCCGCCTAGGAGGGCGGGGTGGGACCCGGCAAGGGAGGAAGCGGCTGTAACAAAATGTGGGCTCTGCTCACATATTGTTACAGTTAAGCGGCCCTTGCTGGGCGGGGCTGGCCCCGTTCTTTCTTCCTTCCATCTCTGGTGTGCTGGATCGTTTTATTCGGGCTTGCCGATACGGTCTTAGTCGAGCACATTAGCTGGGGAGGGGGTAACCCCACCCTGACCACGGGGAGGGGTGGGGGTCCGGGGGAGGGGAGAGCATACGCACTCCCCTCCCCCGGTTCCGCCGAGTGGCCACAAGCGACCCCCCGGTTAGTAGTCAGCCCGGCCTGCCGTTCGCCCTGCGCGCGCTACTCGGGGTGGTAACGCTAGGGCCTCCGGCGCTAATCGGGGGTTTGGGGGCTTTTGCCCCCAAGAGGAAGCGGAAGCGCCCCGTTTGTTTCTTTCTTGGCGCTGTGCGCCTCTTGGGATAGGGATGAGCACCGCTTGCGGCCGAGACCGCTTGCGGGCTCGGGGTCCGCTTGCGGACCTGCCAGCCCGGTGCCGCTTGCGGCAATCCCCCTCTTGTTTTTTTGCTACAGTTATCAAAAAAACACCGAAATATCACTTTTCAGCACTTCTTTATTGAGTGGGGGGCTTGACAAATGCCCTACATCTGGTGCTGGAATCTGTCAGTCGCATAGGTCTGATCGGCCTGACGATCTACCGATTATGCGACTGGTCTCAACCTGAAGGAGAAAGTCGTGACGAAAGCAGCACTTTTCAGACTCTTGCTGACGTGGATTGGTGGCCCTGCTGCCGGGGCCTTTGGCGTCTGGCTTCTTGCTGAGGCTCCCGCGATCCACGCGGCGATGTGCCAGCCGCTCGGGGGCTGACATGGACCCCGCAATCATCGGCGGTGGTCTGAACCTGCTCGGTAGCCTGTTCGGCAAAAAAAAGACCATGACGCCCGCGCGGTCGATCCTTTCGACCGCTCGCGGCGTTCGCATGGCGGCCAAGGAAACGGGCTTGAATGCCCTTACGCTCCTTGGCGCTTCCAATGCCACGGCAGGCGCTGGCATGGATATGGGCACTTCGCCCCTCGCCTCGTTGTCCGTCCTTGGATCGTTCATCCAGGACGAATTCAGCGACGAAGCGAAACAGCGCAAGGAACACAATCGGCTTCAGAATGAATTGCTGACGCTGGAAGTGGAACGTGCGCGGACCTTGAGCGCCGTTGCGCCCGTGGCTTCGGTCGCGGGCGGCGGCGCGCTTACTGGCGGGCGCGGCAACGCGCGCGTTGGTTCTCTGCGCGCTGGCGGCGTGTTCGGATCACCGGGGTACATCGACAATTCGTGGATGACGCCCGGGCGGGAAGACAAGGTCAAAGCGCAGGAGCATGGTTCCGCTGTGCTGCATTATGACAATGCGGTCACGGGGCCTATCACGTTGTTCGGCGATGATGGCGAGCCGTGGTTGGAATATCTGCAAGTGCCGCTCTTTGGCGGGTTGCAGGTTGCCAACAACTGGGCGCGCAAAGTTGCCAAGGACTACGTGGTGCCGGGGCTGGAAAGCCTTGGTTTCAAGGCCAATCCGGAGCGGATGGACGCTCCTTATGGGCGCGACTCCTTCGGCCGCGCCCTTCCGAAACCAACATTCTGACGAAAGGAAAGCCAATGGCTCGTCAATCTACCACACCAGTGCCGTTTGAAGGCT